TCTTTAAGAAATCTCTTTTTAATCTAGCACCATCATTAGCATTACCGCCTACAACTTTACCTAGTTTCTCTGCACCTGCACCATATAAAAATGCATAAATGAACGTTTTACTCTGTGCTCTTGTTTTCAATCCAGCAGCTTGCATGTTTACAGTATGTGGATCACCATTAACTACTACGTCCATATAGTCTTTGTCACGCATATAATGTGCTAACATACGTAGCTCTAAACCTTTTGCATCCATACCTACAATACGGTACTGTTCGTTAGGAGAACTCCAACA